TAAAGAGTCTGCCTCGCTCTGCTGGGGCGATCCTAGTGATTGCTTCCGCGATTCTTTCATTATCTACTCCTCTTTCTCTTAATAACTGTATTGCTCCATCTAGGTAATCATTGTCATCTCCCTGACCTTTTCTTACACCAGATGCAAACCATAACCTTTTTTCTGCAAACCATTGCTGTGCTTGAAAGTCTGCCATAGTTAAATCTATTTTACCACCAGATCCCTCTTTTAATATTTCTCTAGCTCTGTTAGTTACTTTTCTTATAATAATTCTTTCACCACCAGTTGTGGGATCTTCTTGTAATTGATTCTCATGATTTGCAACAAGTCTTTCAGCGGCTAATTGTAGCTCTGATTTAGGTGGTCTAGGCTCTTTTCTTCTAGAGGCCCTTCCAAACTTTCTTTTAAATTCTTTATGTAAAACTCTAGAAAATTCTAATACATTGCCTCTTGTTACATTGTCTATACCCATAGTTTTCATGGCATATTCAATTTCATTTATATCAAATTCAGTTAAGGGGTCTTCATAAAGAGTTCTAGCATTACCTTTTCTAGTGCTTAATCCTTGTAAATTATTTAAAACTCTATCAAAGTTTGCGTCTAATGTAGTTTCATCAACTGGTGGTTGAAATGGCCTACCTATAAGCCTGTTAAACATTCTCATAAACCACATATCCATAGTCAAAGCATCATAGTTGCCACTAAGATTTTGAAAAAATCCCTCTCCTATTTTAGCTCCAATAACATACGATCCTGTTACTTCGGTAGTAGATAATTCAGCTGCAGGCACTGAGTAAGGTATTTCTGTACCAACTGGATTTTTAACTGTCGATCTTTTCTTTGCTAAATCTTCAGGTATCTCCATCAACAAGTCTTTTATTCTTGGATCTTGTCTTAATTTCGCAGGAGTTGTCTTCATGTTCATCAACTCATATATCTGCTTAGAATTTTGACCTTGATTTTTTAAAGCATTATAAAAAGCAAATGCATTTTCCATTGATGTAGCTGAATCTCCCCAACCTTGTATTGGAAATCTTCTGTCTTCAACAACTTCACTTGAATTAACCCAAGAATCGTATATTTTACCTGCATATCCAAAGTTAGGCACAGCCCCTATACCATTAGATGTGACGCTTAATGCCCAATCAAATGCTAATCTATTATCTATATTCTTAGATATATCTTTATAAAGACCAACATCAGGATCTTGCAGCAATGCTTTAGCTGCTTTTAATGTTCTGTCATACCAACCTAAAGCGCTTTGATCTTGATTGTGTGCAGCAAATCCTTCAGCAGCCATCATAATAGCAACATCTTCTTGTGCTTTTTCTGCTACTGCAGGATCATCAGAAAATATATCAAAGATAGGAACATTACCTGCATAAACATCAAATCCCTTAGCTTTAGCATGATTTATAGGGGCAAAAGGAACTCTTACAGTATTTTTTCTAGCAATAGTAGCTTTATCAGGATCGGTCTGATATTCAGGCTGCACTTTAAAAACACCAGTGCTTGCTTCTTGGCCCTCACCTGCTGGTGTAAAAGGATCAATCATATTCTCTGTATATTCTTTAGCAACGGTAAATTCTATAAGAGGCTTGCCATTCGGACCGCGCTTTTCACTAGCCAGTTCTATAGGGTTTTTGCCTATCTTAGAAAATTTTATTTCTTGTCGGGATGGATCTTCACGCCTTGCTTCAACAAATTCCTTACTATATTGTCGTATATTTGATCCAATTCTTGCTCTGCGGTCGCTACTGTAAGTACCATCTTGCTTGAGTTTTCGGATTCCTTCTTCGGTGTTTGTTTCATAAAACTCTCCTAAGTCAAAAATTGCTATCTGATTGCCTGCTTCTGCAGTATATAATGCATCTCTTGGGTCTTCAATAACCATAGTTGCATCTAAATAAAATAATCCATCTTTTTGGTTTAACCAACCACCAGCATAAACCTTATTATCCAAACTAACATTACCAGCTATCTTAGTCATAATTTGTACATTTCTAGCAAAATCTCTTATCAAGCTAGGTGTAATTAGCTCAGGTCTTGTTACAATCTCAGCGGCTTTAACTGGTGCTACAGCCTTGCCTTTACTTGGTATTGTGAATGACTCAGGGTCTATTGTGAAGCCATCAGGGTTATCTTTAATAAAACCTATTAGTCTATTTTCAAAATCCTCTGGCTTTGTAGATATTTTTGAATATAAAAAGGTTTCTTTTTCTTCAAATACTGGGTTTCTAGCCATAACTAACGGGCCTACTTGTATAACGCGGTCCGCAGAAGCAACAGGCTGTGTAGTCATTCTGTCATAAAAATATGAATGTCTTTCAGGGTCGTATCCAACCTGTACAAAAGACGGGTCGTTCATAGCCGCCACAGCTTCCGCATGCGCTGCATCAGGTGTGGTTTTCTCTAAGTTACCCTCTATAGTAGCAAAAGGATTTTTTGCGCCTCCCATAGCTACTTTTAATCCTTTTTCTTCTTTTACTCTTCCCATTAAAA